AGACGGGCATAGATGTCGATGAGTTTCCGCCCATCGGCTTGGCTACTGCCGGAACTGGCCGGGTCGATGACGCCGTGCATCCAGGCTCCGCGTGCGCGAACGCCTTCGGCATGACTGGCCGGTTCGCCATGTCCTCGGTAATGCTCGTCGTATAGCACAATGCGCCCGGAGCCGGGGTCTTTGGCTCCCCAAATGACTGCCGTTCTATTCCAGCCCACATCCATCGCGTAGACACGCGGCCAACTGGCGGGAATCTCGGTGGTCGGCACCAGAATCTCGCGTTCGGCAATGGGATAAATAGCGCCAGACCCGAGGGACGGTTCGCCTTCGGTCCGAGCGGCAATCTGGTAGGGCGGGGTTGTGGCCATCAGGGCACGTCGTTCTTCTTCGTCCAGATGGGGGACATCTTTCCATCCGGCCTGAATGAACGTCTTAAAGTCTGCCGCCACATCTGTCTCGGGTTCGAGGAATCCCTTGACGACTTCGGACATGCCCTGCAACGGGGTAAAGGTCACCATGACAATGCCTTTGGTGGTCACCGTGCGGTAGAGCATTTCGGTGTAGCAGTCTGCCGGGGGTTCTTCGTCGCACCAGATGATGTGTTTGCTGGTGCCTTCAAACGACTGTCGGCCCTGTTCGTACGTCTTGAGGCCCAGCAGGCTGGTGCCACCGGACACATGCTTAATGACTGCGCCTTCTAATGCGCCGGGGAGTCCGCGTGAACTGATGGTCGAGGCAATGAGGTGGGCGGGAATCATGCCGGTGCCGGGCATTTGCACACTGCCCAGTAGCTTGGCCTGCACAATGTCTCTGGTGGTCTGGCTGTTGGTCCCCACCGCCCAGCATTCCACGGGGGTATTGAACCGCCGTCCTTCCCACCAGGCGGGGTACAGGCCGGTGAGGTGACAGGTGAGTTCGTACGCCCCCGCCTCAGATTTGCCAACCCGATTCGCGGCCATAAAGAGCCGTTCTTTGTAGCGTTTGCCTGCCGAAAAGAAGTCAAGGTGCTTCAGATAGCCGGTACGGGCAAACGGCCCTGTCTCAGCAAAGAACGTGGTAAATCGTGCGGTTGAGCGCCGGACGGCCTCGGCAATCAGTCGGTCGTATTGCAGCCGTTCATCAACGGTGAGTGGCACGCGTTACCGTTTGCGCTTGGCTGTGGCCGGATTGGGCAGTTCAATGTCTGTGATGCGTGCCGACCGTGCGCGGGGTGGAGCTTCGTCGCCCATGCCCAGCATATTACCGAGACTCATGACCTTGGCTTTTGCGCTTTCATACAGGTCTTTGGGTGTACTCGGCATCCCCTTCGGGGTCTTGCTTTTCGCGGCGGGCGTGGTCTGCGGCATCCGTTACTGCTCCAGCTTTTTTAAGAGGGCCGTGAGGTGTGTGGCCAGTTCCGCATCGGTCAGCACGGACGTGGGGGTGGTGGTGACATCCAGGTCCAGACTCTGCTTGGCCTGTCCAAACATGCGGTCCATGATGTCCTTCAGAATCGGCGCACTGGGCGCAATGGCTGAGAGTCGATACGCCTCTTCGCCTGCCTCCAGCTTGGCTGACATGACCGCCGGGTCTGTGACCGGCTCCCACTTGCCCTTACTGTCTCTGGCCTGCATGTGGGTAATGCCTTCTGCCGCCGTTAACTGCGCCTCGACCAGTCGGTCAAACCGCCGAGACACCGCCTCTTTCCACGCCAGCAGCAACGCCGCTTTCTCACGCACGGACGCCGGAGGGTTAATCCGTCCACTCGCGACCGTATCGCCCTTCTTCCGCCCACCCTTGTTCCCAAAGGTGCCGCCCCGTTTGTTCTTCTTGCCCACCCCCGTCACGGCCATCAACTCCGCCGTCGTGGTCGGCACCGCAGGCAGCCCCGCCGGTACACCCAATTCGTCGTCCATGTGGCCCAGTCTACTCCAGTTTCTGTACAGACGGCCTTTGGCTTCAGCGGGGACATCCTTTGTTCTTTAAGTCCCCGGCTTCGTTTCCTTTTCAGCCGCGATGTCGCTGTCAAAGAGTATAGGAGCGCGGTGTTTTTGTCCACAGCAATCGACGAGAGGCGGTGACGGAGCAAAGATGCGACAGGTGGTGTATCCATGTTTTGTGTGGATTTCGCGGGGTATGAGGCGATGTAGGGGGGGAATCCCCAACCGAAAAGCGATTCGCCTTTGAAATTCGGCCTGGCGATTCGGGCACCTGCCCTAGCGCCAGGCTTAGGGCGTACGCCCAAGGCCAGTGTCACGATCTTGACGGTAGGCGTCAAAGAATTGACGGTGTACCTGAAAGGGGACAGTGTCAATAGATTGACGGTGCGTCAAAAGATTGACGGTGGGTGTCAAGATATTGACGGTGGTGGTTAAGCGAAGAGAAGGCGTAAGGCGAAGAGAAGGCGTACGTACGTACGTACGAAGGTACAGCGAAAGAGAGAAGGATAGGCGAAGGTGTCGCTAGGATGACTTATAAGGCGTGAGGGTGGAGGGGGATAGTAGGGTATGGGAAGGCCGGAGATCGTCGCCCTGCGGGGCGTACAGAACCCTACTAACTAATCAGACAGAACGCTAGGTGAGACGCCCTATTTTCAGATACCCTCATTATTCCGTTGACAAGGCGATGCGGCAAGCGTAGTATACGTCTACGTTGAACGCGGGCATACCGCCCGCCACCATTGAGAGGCTCAAGATGAAAAAGGCACCGACAGGATCAATCGCAACAGGGCGATCCTCCGCCACTTTCTCCGCTTTTGGGCGTGATGTTCTGAGATGCACGGCCCTGGTTGATGCGGCCTATTCTGAGTATAGGGCGGTGGTAGACGGTCCGCATACCCCCTGGGATCGCATAGATGCCTGGGACACGGCGATAGAAAAACGGGATGCGGCGTACGCGCGTTTCGCCAACGTGCAGAGCGAATAGGTCGAAACGGGGGACCGTCCCCCGTCGCCTGGTCATGCCAGGCCTGATGAGATCGCGTCAATCCTGACGTCACCCACTGTGGAGTAAAGACATGCAAAAGTTACAGGCATACCGCCACACGGATCCCGTTCCATCATCGGCCGTGGTATGGCGCGGCCGTTCCGCGTTCGATCATTCGCCGATTGTGGCGATCGTCACAGGCCTACAAACCAAGAGTCGGAATGTGAAGACCGGCGCGAACTTAGCTCAGCTCTGGATCCTGGCGGAGGATATCTCACCACTGGATGCGATACGTACGGGTAGAGATCGCAGTATTTGCGGGATTTGTCGCCATCGCGGCGATGGCACCGGCAAAGGGCGGAGCTGCTACGTGAGCGTGAAAAATGCCCCCCGCGCGGTATGGACGGCCTACTCGAAAGGCGCGTACTTGTCCATGCGCCCGGCGGATGTGGCCACGCATTTAGTATCGCGCGGTATGGGAATCAGGATAGGCGCCTACGGTGATGGTGCGGCGCTCCCGATTGAAGTACTAGAGGCACTCACGCACGGGATCTATCACACCGGATACACGCACGCGTGGCGCACGCGTGGCGATCTTGCCCCTTTGCTCATGGCAAGCGCCGATAGTGCACAAGATCAAGTAGACGCATCGACCGCTGGATGGAGGACGTTCCGCGTGCGTACGGCAACCGAAGCACTGGCACCAAAAGAGATCGCCTGTCCGGCATCCGAAGAGGCTGGCAAGCGCACGAGTTGCGATAGTTGCGGCCTGTGCAACGGCGCACGGACGGATGATCGGCGCGCCAATATCGCGATAATCGTTCACGGCATCGGTACCAGTTCGTTCCTGAAGATGGCAGTAGCATGATCGGCGCAAATATCCGCGAATGGGTTCGCGATAGTCCGGCGCACGGCGCGCCTATCGTGCCTAGCTTGCGGGGCGTCTGGACGATCGGAGAAGACGGGCTGTGGTATGTCTGTCGGACGTGCCTTGGACGGCTGACGGGACGGGGCGTGAGTCTCCCACGCGTGGAACATGTATGGGTGGGTGCGGCGGAGCCAATTGGCGTTTGCGCCGGGTGCGAGTAGCACCCTTGCACCGATACCACGGGCGTGGTATAAGTATCTGGTAACACCGCATCGGACGGCACTCCGACACCGCGAAAGTGAGAATCCAATGGCATACGTAGATCCGAATTTCCCCACAAAAAAAGCTTTCTTGGCCGCGATCAAATCCGGCGAACGGTTAGAGGTTTACTCACCTGGACCGTTCCCGGTGAACCCAAACGGTCGGACTACGGTAGAGGGACCGCACTACCCGAAGGCGCATACCTGGTATGCCGCCGTGACGGTTACCAACGGTATCGTCGTATCCGCAAAGTAAGGGCAAAGGGCCGGGACTTCCACCGGCCCACTCCCCCGCGCCTGGCGGAACCAGGCCACCGTTTACACGCGAACGAGGATAGACATGACACGACAGACACTTGACGGCGGCGGATGGCTCGATCTGGATACCGCGCAGAAATTCGCTGGGAAAGCAATGTTCGACGGCAGAAACTATCTCAGTTGCAGCACAGGCTCTCAGTGGGAACACGAGTGCCTGTACCGCACAAAACGCAGCACGTACGTCTTACGCCACTGGTCCGACTGGCAAGGTTCGCACGATACCTGGACCCGCCTCAGCGCCGATGAGGCCGTGGCCTGGCTCCTGCTGAACGACCACGAACCAGACTGCCCCGCAGAACTCGCGATCGTCGCCGCGCTGGAAGTGTAAACACCACGCCTGAGCCGGGGCAGGGTGCCCCCGGCGACACCGTTACTCGAAAGAGGGGCAGACATGACATTTTCTGAGCATCGGCTGGAACAAGCGATTGAAGCCGCGCACGAATATCGCAGGATCGCGGCATCGGGGGATGTAGTCCGCGCCGAGCAGGTATCGCGGACGATTGACGATCTTGCGGGCTACTGGGAAGAGAGCGAGGGACACAGATTCTTGACGTGGCCGTGCGTCGTGGCGCGGGTTGCGCGCGGGGACGCGCGATGACACAACAGATCGCACTGACCAAGGCACTCGTACTCGCCCTGACCGCCCCAGATGCCGCCCGAGAACGCGCCGCCGACGCCCTGGTGCAGCAGCTTGCCTACGCCATGCCCCTAGGGGACATAGCCGAGGCACAGCGGCAGGCGCTGATCCTGCTGGAGGTGACGACATGATCGGGTTTTTTCGTGTAGGACGACACGTCGATTACTGCGATATATGTCGGATGATGCGGACTATCGAACGACGACCGGAATTGGATTACACCGACGACATTGGGCCACTGGAAATTGTGGCGTGCGACGAATGCGCCGACGTGGATCAGCAATTACGCGACGGTACGATGGAACCGCCCGATGCCGCAGATCGAGGTGAACGATGAACATGCAAGTCATTCACCTCACACTAGACAGAGACGGGCACCTCAGGCTGTGGATGCCGAGACTGACAGAGTGGATCTATGTGGACTGGTCATGGGTAATGGCGTCACTTTCTACCGCTCGATCATGGTCAATTCACGTTGTTGGCCACAGAACAAAACCCCAAGCTCTGGTGATTATGGACGGGGTGCCAGCATGATCGTCAGAGTGGCAGACGGCGCAGACTGGAACGTCGTCCGCGTGTGCAGCCAACATGCCTGGGCATCGCTCGACCTGCCTGAAGGCGAGCTATGCGAGCCTGAACGCTGCCCGGCCTGCGAGGCGGCAGACGACACGCGGTCACACGCCAGATACCACGCCCTGCGCCGTGCTGGGCTGCTGGAGGTGTCGCGATGAAAATCACGCACATACTGCTGCTAGGCAGCCTCTGTGGCCTCCTGATCGGTCTGCTATTGGTGCTGGAGGGTATCGTATGACCGCCTGGCTCACGCCCGGAGTGGTCGCGGGATTGTGCCTATTGGCCCTGCCTGTCCTGCTGGCCGTCGCGTGGGTCGTCCGGCTGACCTGGAACCGGACACGGTCGGACGATTGGCAGGATGACGGCAACCGCCGACCGACACGATGGGGCAAATGACCTACGACGACTGGAAGACGACAGATTTTTCTGATCCGTGCTAGAGTACGCCCCAGACAAAAAAAGAGACGCCAGTCCGATCAGAACTGGCGTCTCGGATACTGCGAAGGGGACTCGCAATACCGTGTTAGGCGTTTATCCTAGCACGGTCCCCACCTTCCCGGCTATCCCGACAACCTCTGATACACGCGAGCTGGCCACGCAATGTGTGGTCGAGCCTCTGCCGAGTGCGCCGACGCAGACCAAAGGGGGCAACCCCGCGCACAACTCTCGGATGCTGATAGGCGAGCGGGCAACGTCTACACCTGACGACCCGCGCAATGTGACTCACGGATGATCTCCGGGCTAGTCCATCAGCGTCAAGCACGGCGGGTGACCGCACACGTCGTGTAGATGCGCCTAAAAGATAAAGCGGTGGGGGCAATCATGCCTGAATCCCACGGCTGGTCACGGGGGCGCAGCGAGAGGTCTGGGACCGTCCCAGTCGCCATGGTTCCCTCACCAGAGGGGGAGTCACGGAATAGAGGTGGTTCGTACAGGAGTACGTGTAAACAGATGGATATCACGTTAACGTGGAGTGAAGTTGCGCTGGCAGCGAGTGTCGGGATGCGTCGTCATATGGAAGCGTTGCGAGTCAATCGCGCCGATTCACATGGCCGTGGCGTCGACAACGGATGGACGGACCATATTGAGGGAGCCTGCGGAGAAGCTGCTGCCGCGAAGGCACTTGATATCTATTGGAACGGCAGTGTAAACACCTTCAAAACCGGAGGGGATGTCGGTCCCTACCAGGTTCGCACTCGCAGTGATCACACATTCGATCTCATCGTGCGCGAGGATGACGCTGATGACCGCGTATTTATTTTAGTACGCGGTCGAGTCCCGAACTTTGACGTGGTCGGATGGATTCGTGCGTCCGACGCCAAGTGCGCCAAGTGGGTACAGACCTACGGCGGTCGTCCTCCAGCGTATTTCGTGCCAGCGTCAGCCCTTCACGCACTCGCTGAATTGCGAGTCCGCAGGGCATGATACACTTGTCGCATATGGGCAAGCAGATCGGCAGACTCAAACAGCACGCATGGCCCCCCAGTTGGATAAAGTTTTTCCGGCGTCGGATATTACGTGAACCGTGCCATGTGTTCGCCTCGCACTGGTGTTCTGAGGATGGCCTTGCCTTCAGCGCACGCACTGTCGAGGCGTGGGAGCAGGGACGCCGGACGCCCAACCTGTTCGTGCGGCAGGCGATGACCCGGTCGGTGATCCGGCTGCGATTGAAGGGCCACACGATCACGCTGCCAGACCAGTAACACATACCGCTTGACATCGGGCTACGACGGGCGTAGCATACTTACCTCGCCCAACCACGGGCGACACCTACGAGGAGTAGTGAAATGACACGCAATTACACACAAACGATGCGGTGGGCGACGTGATGCTCAGGGTGCGGCTGCCCGGTGCGTTGTACCGGCTGGCGCTCGACACCTGCGGCGGCAACAACACACGTTTAAACACCGCCATCATCAAGCTGCTAGAGCATGACGATTGGCTGGAGCAGATCGTGGATGAGATCGCGCAGCAGTCTGAGCAGGACGGCGGTGACGAATGATGGTCCCTGTCGAGCTACGTGACGCCTACTGCTGGGTCGATGCCGCTGGCGAGATCGACGAACTGACGGAACTCTCGACCGCTGAGGCTGCGCGGTATGCCAGCGAGGCGTTCGACAACTTTGAACAGGCGTCCGCAGACGGCCCGCACGGCGAGTGGGCCGGGGCGGAGGTGACCGTCGAGGGGCTATTGGCCCTGCGGCAGTTCCTGATCCTGCGCCGAGCAGCGGACGACGACGACGCCCTGCGGGATCGCCTTGAATACGAACTCGACCACCCCATATTGGAGGACCGATGAACGCATCACCCGAACTCGGAGAACTCGCCACGGCACTGGCGAAGGCACAGGCCGATATCGCCGGGGCACACCGCAACAGCGATAACCCCTTCTTTAAGAGCAAATACTCTGACCTGGCGTCGTGCTGGTCGGCAGTCCGCGAACCGCTCACCCGCAACGGCCTGTCCATCGTGCAGCATCCCAGCGCCACGGGCGCGACGGTGTCGCTGGAGACGGTCCTGCTGCACAGTTCCGGGCAGTGGATGTCCGGCGTCATGACCGCCACGGCGAAGGACTCCTCGCCACAGGCGCTCATCAGCATCGTCACCTACCTGCGCCGGGCGGGGTTGTGTGCCATTGCCTCGGTCGCACCGGTCGATGACGACGCCGAGAGTGCCCAGTCGCATGTGCCGGTGGTGGTCGCGCCTCCCGGCTTTGAGGCGTGGCTCGATGACATGACGGCGGTGGCCGACACCGGCGAAGCGGCATTGAAGGCGGCGTGGACGGCGTCCTCGGCCACGTTCCGGTCGCACCTGACCACGCACCACGAACAGGTCTGGACGGACCTGAAGGCCCGAGCCAAGGGCATGCAGGGGACGAAGTGATCCTGCACCTCATGGACCAACGCACCCCGGAGTGGCACCAGATCCGGGTCGGCAAACTGACGGCGTCTGCGGCCAAGGCTATGCTGGCGACAATTAAGACCGGCTTCTCGGCCCAACGGGCCGATTTGCGGATGCAATTGGCTTGTGAACGTCTCACTGGCCTGTCCTGCGAGGCTCCGTTTACACCGAACGACGCCGTCCAGCGGGGCATCGACAAGGAAGCGGACGCCATCCGGGCCTACGAGGCGCTCACGGGCGCGGTGGTGGGCCGGGTCGGGTTCATGGAGTCCGAGTCCTGCGCGGCGGGTTGTAGCCCTGACGGGGTCGTGGAGGGGTTGCACGGGCAGCGTGGCCTCGTGGAGGTGAAGTGCCCGACCACGAAGGTGCATGTGGGGTATCTCAAGGCGGGCGGTATCCCGCCGACGTATCAGGCGCAGTTGACGCATAGTCTGTGGGTCGCCGGGCCGGAGTACGGGTATATCGACTTTGTGTCGTTCGATGACCGCCTCCCTGTCGGGTTGCAGTTATGGGTCGTGCGGCAGGACCGGGACGAGGCGCTGATGGCCGCGCATCAGACCGCCGTGGAGACGTTTCTCGCGGAAGTACAGGAAGACATTGAGACGCTGTCGGCGTTTCAGACAGAGGCGCTGACGCGCCAAGGAGTGCAGTAAATGGCTGAGAAGATTTTCCTGAAGTGTTCCGCGAAAGAGAAGACGTTTGCGAGTGGGGGCAGCATTCTGAACCTCGGCATCAAAGTGGCCGACTTGCTGGAGTTCGCCCAGCGCCACGCCAACGAGCGGGGATACCTGAACCTGTGCGTTCAGTCTCGGCGTGAGCTTGGTAAGTTTGGGGACACGCACAGCGTCACGTTAGATACCTGGGTGGCGAAGCCCAAGACAGGACCGGCCCATGACCTTCCTGAGATTCCTTTTTAATGCGGTGGTGGGGGCGTGGTCCCGCGTCACCGGGCGCACATCAGCCGTCCCTCGCTGCGCTGGGCACCGTCTCCCGCCACTGGATACGTCAACATGGCCTCGGGGACCGCGTCGAATTCCACGGGGTGACGTGGACATGGCCGATGACGACCAAGCCCCGTATGGACGAGGCACCGGCTTGCAATGACCGTGCGGCCACCGCTGCCACCGGTCCCGACACTGGCCCAGCGCGATCAGTATGAGGAACGCGCTGCGATTTTGGAGTTTGAGGCGGGGATGACCCGCGAGGAGGCCGAACGATGGGCTGCACACTGGTGCTATGGGACACCCCTGACGCAGATTCCCCTGTGGTAACGACGCTGGATGCCGGATTCGCCGCCTTCTGGGCGGCGTATCCCCGGCGCAAGCACAAGAAGGATGCGTGGAAGGCGTGGACGGACCTGCGCCCCACAGCAGCACTCCACGCCGAGATCCTTACGGCCTTGGTCTGGCAAACTGAGGAATGGGCCACCAGACCCGTGATGTATACGCCGCTCCCGGCGTCCTACCTGCGGGGCGAACGCTGGACCGACGAGCCGGATCGTCCCGAGACGCCGGTCCATTCACGCCTCCCCGCCTGGGCGCAGACCGCCATCAAGGCCAAGCGATGACCGAATCGTTTTTCTACGCCCAGATGGCGCGGCTGGTCGGGTTGAAATTTGTGCCCGGTGACCTGACGACGCACTGGGAGGCGCTGCGCGAGATGCCAGACGAGGCGTTGACCGCTGCGGTCACCGTCGCCGGGCGCACCCGCGTGGATTTTCCCACCCCGCATGAGTTGCGGCAGGACGCGGACATGGGGCGCATCCGTGTCCTCATGGAAGAAGAGGACCGGTCGGTGCGACTGGAGAGGCCGTACGTCGTGGAGGTGCCACAGACCACGGCGAGGGTGCGTATTGAGCGGGAGTGGGTCTACTACTGCGAACACTGCTCCGATAGTGGATGGCGCTCGTGGTGGTGCGGGGTCGAGACGCACCGTAAGCCGTGGCACCGTGCCGCGCCGTGTGGATTGCACCGCGATCATGACGCCCACGAATGGGTCGAACACTGCCCGTGTTACGACAGTAATCCGGCGCTCGTACGGAAACGGGCGGCGGTGGTGCAATACGCCGTGGCGAAAACGGCGCACGCCAAAACATGGTGAGACGAAGGGAGTGGTATGACCTACCCGGTCCTGTTTAGTCGCACGTCTGACGAGTGGACGACGCCCCGCGATCTGTATGACGCCCTCGATGCCGAGTTCAGCTTCAGCCTCGATGCGGCGGCGACGGCAGATAATGCGTGCTGCCCCGCGTTTGTGACGCAGGCGGAGGATGCGTTACAGGCGCGGTGGCGGCGCGTCCCCCCGCAGCGGATCCGACCGCCCGTGGTCTGGCTGAATCCGCCGTATTCCAAGGTGCGGCTGTTTATGCAGAAGGCCCAGGCGGAAGCGGCGGACGGCTGCACCGTCGTGTGTTTGGTGCCCAGTCGGACGGACACCCGGTGGTTCCATGACCACGTCTGGGACGTCACGACGAACTCGCCACGTCCGCACGTCGAAGTCCGGTTCGTTCGAGGCCGGTTGAAGTTTGGCGACGGGACGGGCAGTGCGCCGTTTCCCTCAATGCTCGTGATCTTCAGGCCGACTCATGCCGGATGAGATCCGGTGTCCCAAGTGCGGCGAGGACCGCCTGATCGAGCGGGTCGTCACCGGCACGACCTGGACCTATCTCTGTAATGTCTGCGCGACGAGTTTTCCACCACCACCCGCAAAGGAGAGTTTGTGAGTTTAATGACGAAGTACGACGTGACCTTGACCGGCGAATCCCCGCTCCTGATGCACGCCGATGACCTGAAATGGCGGTCAGAACTTGACCGCTGGCTGGCGAATCCCGAGAACAAGCGCCTGAGCAAGGCGGGCGATGACCGCACCCCGGCCTGGAAATGGCTGGGCTACTGCTACCACGACGGAGTGCGCCTCGGGATGCCTGCCGACAACCTGATGACGCTGCTGCGCGAGGGTGGAGCGCGTGTGCCGACCGGCAAGAAGGGCGCAACGTATAAACGGCAGTCCCAGTCGGGCCTGATCGTCGATCAGATGCTGTGGCCCCTGCTCACGGCTGACGGCAAACCGGTGTCCTGGCCCGCGCTGTCGGCGTTGATCGAGGAGAAGGATTACGCCGTGCATGAGTCCACCGCCGAGGGGTTGGGCTTTGAGTTGTTTGCGAAGGCCGCGAAGGTCGGCATGTCCAAGCACATTCGTGTGCGTCCCCGGTTCAATGCGTGGAGCGTGAGCGGCAGCATCACCGTGGTGGACGAAACCATCACGGGCGAGATTCTCGCGCTGATTCTGGAGATGGCCGGGACGTATTGCGGGTTGGGCGATTGGCGTCCCTCCAGCCCGAGCAAGCCGGGGCCGTGGGGTCGGTTCCGCGCCACGGTGAAGGTGCAGCGATGACGAAGTCCCCGCTGTTCGCGTCTGGGATTCCCACCGAAGCAGATGTCCATCGGCTGTTCGCGGCCTTTGGGGTGCCAGCGGAGGGGGTCAAGATGACGTATACCGAGGTGTCGGAGGTGATTCAGGTGAGTCCCGTCATGTCGCGGTTTCGCACGGTGACCACGGCGTGGCGCAATCGGCTGGTGCGGGAACACAATATCTATCTGCGGGCAGGGGAGGGGGCGTATGTCGCCCTCGCCCCCGGCGAACGGGTAGACCTCAGTGCGACGAAGTTGCGGATGGGGGTGCGGAGTTTCCGTCGTGCCCATGCCGTGGCGACGAGTACGGATTGGACGCGGCTGTCGGTAGAAGAGCGGCAGCAAGCGGAGCATGTGCAGCGGGTGGCGACAACGGTGATTCAGTCGGCCCGGCTGCAAGCGCGGACGACGCATCCGGTGTTGCCGTTGGCCGTGGGGACACCCACCCCGTCCTGACGCAAGGCGCAGGGCAGGGCCTGGCAAGGCGTGGCGGGGCCAGGCGGGGTAAGGCAAGGAACGCGGCAGGGCGCGGCAAGGCCGGGCAGGGCATGGCGTGGCTGGGCGAGGCGAGGAACGCGGCTAGGCGGGGCTAGGCGTGGCCGGGTATGGCGCGGCTGGGCGAGGCGAGGAACGAGGTCCGGTAGGGCGGGGCGTGGCTTGGCTAGGCAAGGCGAGGTGAGGAACGAGGCGAGGCTAGGCGTGGCGGGGCGCGGCGCGGCAGGGCGAGGCGCGGCAAGGAACGGGGCGGGGCTGGGCATGGCTGGGCGTGGCGCGGCTAGGCTTGGCGCGGCTCGGCGCGGTAAGGCGAGGAACCGGGCTTGGCTCGGCGCGGCAGGGCGAGGCAGGGCGCGGAACAAGGCAGGGCAAGGCGTGGCGCGGCACGGCGTGGCAAGGCGAGGAACGCGGCAAGGTACGGCTCGGCGGGGCCTGGCTTGGCTGGGCGTGGCTCGGCAAGGCGGGGCACGGCGGGGCCAGGCTCGGCATGGCGAGGCAAGGAACGAGGTCCGGCAGGGCGGGGCGTGGCTTGGCTAGGCAGGGCGTGGCACGGCGGGGTAAGGCAAGGAACGTGGCCCGGCTCGGCGGGGCTGGGCGTGGCATGGCGAGGAACGAGGCGAGGCTAGGCAAGTCCGGGCCGGGCATGGCACGGCTGGGCAGGGCGAGGAACGAGGCAAGGGATGACACGACATAACGCGAGGGGCACATGGTGAGACGACGTGCCCGAGTTGATGCGAATCACGCCGAAATTCGGTCAGCCCTCAGGGCAGCACACTGGGTGGTCGTGGACTGCGCTGGCGTGGGGTCAGGATTCCCCGACCTGCTGATTGCCAAGCGAGGTCGGCTGGTATTGGTCGAAATCAAGGACGGCGCGAAAGTGCCGTCCGCGCAGAAGTTGACGGAAGACGAGGTGCAGTTCCACGCGCTCATGGCGTCGGCCGGGGTGACGGTGCAGGTCGTGACCAGCCTTAAGGAAGCACTGGCGTTGTGATCCATTCCCTCATCGGCCCATTACCGAGGCACCTCTACGTCTACGTGGACACGACGTTTACACATCGAGTGATACAAGGACCGCGCTATCAGCCCGCCGTCTGGTTTGGCCTGACCAGCACACCGGGCCGGATGTGGGGCTGCACCCTCATGCTTGAAACAGGAGCGGTGTTTCGCTCACTGCCCCCTCATGCGATAGCGTTCTCGATGCATTCAGAGGAGCCGTGGAGCGTGACGGACGCGCAGATGTGGGACTGTTACGGCACCGACTTCTCGGCGCTGGAGTATCCGTATCTGTCAGGGTTACGGTGCCTCGCCAAGGCGGGAGCGCAGCAGTTGCCGGGGCAACACCTGTTCTCTATTGCGCCTATTGGAGATGGGTTCTCCGCTGTGCCTGAACAGGCCAAGGAGTTCCACTTCATCGAGCTAGAGAATGGGCGACTGACCATCCAGCCGACTGACCGGGTGGTCTACGAGGACAAGAGCTTCACCGGCCCACTGGCCTTCCCGCACGGGCTGGCACGGCAGACTGAAGTCTATAGCTGTGAGTAACCCACACTCACCGCGAGGCTTCCAACGGCCTCGGAATTGAGGTGGGTTCCGCTGGTCCCAGCACTCGCAGCAAGTGTAGGCCCCCCAGTATATCAGCGACGACGCAGTAGGTCGGACAGCACAGCCGGTAGGTCCAGCGGCTGATGCGTCACAATCCGCAAGAGCAGGTTCACAACCGCGAGGACACCCATTTGCACATGCGGGTCCACCACTGGCAGCGCACTGCCGTAGGTGGAAGCCACGGACAGCGCCAGTGCCGCCGCGTTCAGCAGCATCGTCTTGCTCTTGAATGGATTCTTCATCTCGATCTCCTACTGGGCCGGGATTGGCCCGCCAACGGCGAAGTTGCAGTTTGCGGGATTGCCCTGACCGGCGTCTGTAATAAATCCCTGCCCTACGTCCACCGGCCCACCGTTCAGCGTCTCACCCAGCGGGCAACGACAGTCTGCCAGCTTGACGCCGTTGATCGATTGAGCGGGTGAACAGGCAAAACTGAAGCAGTTCACGACGGGTGCAATCGCGTTGGGTGTGCCCGCACAGACCTGCCCCGTGACTTTCGTTTTCGCAAGGGGCGATGTCGCCCAACTGTTCACCGCCTGCGGGATGTGCTGCCGAAACGAATACAGGCTCCACACGCCGTTCTTGCTCGGAGCCGCGCACGACCCACGCATGTTTCCCCCGGTCACATCCGCAATGGCTGCGCCCTTCAGGATCGGGCACATACAGGACATCTCGGGATACGACGCAAACCCGCCGCCTTCGGTCCTCGCCCGGATCATCTTGGGCGTGCCGTCCGCATTTAGCACCGGGGTGCAGTTACTGGCCGCGCACAACGCAAAATCACCTTTACACGCCGTAATCCCTGCAGGCAGCGGCGGCAGCGCCGTAGGCTTCGACTGCGCGGAGATAAACGTGCCACACAGCAGCAACACACAGGCCAGTAGCACTCGACTCATCATGACGGGAATCCTGTTGCGTCCGACGACGCCACATCAAATGTTTCCGAGGTGGTCACTCGCGGCGTGACGATGTCGAGCCAGACCTGCTCTGCGTTGGCAATCGCCGCTGCGATCCGACGTTGCACATCCTCTATCGCCTCTCTGGAGTGAATGATGGTCTGATCCGCGCCAACCGAGAACGTCCCGCGTTGGGTGCCAACCAGCACACAGCCCGAGGTGTCCCCGATCCCATTGCCCGCGTGAATCCTGACCGCGCCAAATCCCGGCACGTTGTGCAGCAGCGGCAACATCTTCTGGAACCGCTTGCTGCGCGTGATGCTGACCTGAAACGTCCCTGACGGGATGGCCGTGTCGCCCATGACCTTCACACCCGCAGCCCGCACAGGGTCTTCCAGCGTCTGGCACACGTAGCCGTCAGGGAACACCATCGTCCCGAGGGTGCGTTTCTCGGTGCAGTCATCGCGCACCATGTAGATCGTCATCGCAGCATCCAGTAGACCGCCGCAACCACCACCGCCGACAACGCGCTGATCGACACCGCGTTGGTGCGATTGGAGCGGTCATCCAGCACCGCAATGTGCCGCTCGTTCTCGCGGGTGCGGCCATTGAGCAGGTCGAGCCGATCGCTGATGCCAGCGATGGCCGTCATGAGCGCCGTGTGCCGCTCGTCGAGCAGCTGCTGTTGTGCGTCCATCGCTTACTCTGGGTACGGCTTCGACGCCGCGATCATCTCCGCGTAGATCTGATTTGCTCTCGCTTGCGTCAATACGCCCGTCGAGGCGCAGTAGTTCAGCATCATCTCCACCTGCGGGTCTTCGGTCATAAACGGATCAGACGCGGCGTCATAAAGGCCTACACCCCACGCGAGTTGCGGGTCGGTCTGTGGCCCAAGCATCGCGACGTATTCCGTCGGCGTCAGGATGTCGATGAACGCGGTCTTCTTAATCCGCAGGACGGTCACGGGCGGCGGCGGGGGTGCCCACGTCTGCGTCAAGGGGTTATAGATGTCCCCTTCCTGCGGCAGCGGTACGGTGGTGGTGGTATCAATAAATGCATACGTGTTATTAGGCGCAATCGGGATGATGTCTCCACCAGACCACGTCGCATAGCAGACATAATCGCTGGTTCGTGTTTCCGCTACCGTACTCATACCGTCAACGCTTTCTGCGACAGTCGCCGCGTAAAGATTAAAAAAACTCCACCAGTTGATAACCCACCGTCATTGGAATCACGGCTGAAGTCCCAATTTTTGTGGCCGTGATTGTTGTGGCGTTTGTTACCGCAAGACGTGCCGTTGCGCCCTCACCAACGGCTGGGTCTACGCCTCCACTCCAACCAATCGGAAACAGTGCGCTTTTTTGCACCGTGACAGCGGTCACCGTCGCAGTGGCAGACGCTACCGTGGTCAGAGCAATCGTGCCCTCTTGTCTTGTCTTAATTACACCGGGCAAAAACTCCACTAACATCCACGATACTATAGGGGTAGAAGCCGGGCCTGACGCGTAATTCGTCGCCGTAATTGTCGTTGTGTTTGTGAGGCTGATACGAAGATTCCAACGCCCCGCGTTTGTCTCAGCGGCATTGCTATGTGTTGATCCTAAATTGAGCAACACACTATTTGCTACAACAACCGCTGTGACCGTTGAGGTGTTTGTGGTGGTATTAATAGCAATCGTGGTTGTTCCCGACTGAATAGACTTAATCAAACTTCGCTGTGATCGCCTGAGTAGCAGCGAATTAGCGCCAGTTCCGTCAAGATAGCGCGAATGTTGTCGCACTAGGTAATCCTGTTAACGTATCCGGCAATACTGATAACCGATGCAGTGCCAGCAAAGGCGCGTACGACAAGTGACCCTGTGAGCGGGATGCCGGGAATCACACTGACCAGCCCAGACTTAAACGGAATAGTGACAATCACCAAATCCTTCGGACTGCTCACACCGCCAAATTCAATTGTCAGCGCCACATCCGCCGTAGTGTTGTTCTGCGCCCACAGCCAAACCTCATCGAGCGCCGTCGCGTTCGCGGTGTGAATCAAGGTGCCAGCGGTGGCGGTCGCAACAACCAGAATATCCGCACCAGAGGTGCCGCCGCTCAATACGACTTTGCTAAAAGTAGCCATAAATTCCTTTTACGAGAAGACCTGCACACCGAGAACAATCTGGTCAGAATCGCCAGTCACTGATGCCGCCCACGTCGGCACCGCCGAGGCTCCACCCGAAGTCAGCACATACCCAGACGTGCCAGGAACAATCGTTTGCTCAGCCCCAGTAGACGTGGTGCCGCCGACAATCACGCCGTAGGCGGTTCGTGTCGCCACACCCGTGCCGCCATTCGGGACCGTGAGCGGCGTGTTCAACCCGCCCGTGAGGGTCGTGACACCGGTCACCGTTAGCGTCGAGGACAACGTCGCCGCGCCCGTCACGCCCAGCGTCGTGGACACCGTTGCGCTCGATAACGACGTGGCACCCGTGACGCCCAGTGTGCCCGATACCGTCTCATTGCCAGTGACCGTCAACGCTCCAGTACCGACCGTCGAAGACAGGGTGGTGGCACCCGTCACACCAAGGGTCGTGGAGACGGTCGCCGCCCCGGTGACGGTCAACGCACCTGTGGCAACAGTCGAGGACAACGTGGTCGCACCCGTGACGCCCAACGTGCCGCCAATCGTGGCGTTCCTCGACTGGAACAGGTCACGGGGCCGACTCGCGCCAGACTTGCCAATGTCGTACGTCGCGTCGGTAAACAGCAGGTCTTGCAAGATGGGGTTGGGCAAACTTGCAATGACCGCAGACGTAGCCGCAAGGAGCAATGTGGACGTGGTATCCGCCACACCCACGACACGCGCAAACGCCGGAGCCGTCGTCGTAATCGCCCCCGCCGTGGCCGACACGTAATACGTGCTGCCCACCACCACCGCCGCTGCCGTCGTCGCCAGACCCGCAATCCGAATCGTCCCCGCCGTGTTGATAGGGATAGCCGAGACCGCCACGCCAATCGACTGGCAGGTCGTGCTGCTGACCGCAAAGTCGGCATCGGTCAGATACCACAGGCCGGGCGTCAACGGTGTTGCTTCCGCGCCAGACGACAAATAACAGACCTGTCCCGCCGTCACCGCCACGCCCACAGTCCCCTGGATGTCGAGGTTGACTGCTGCGCCAGGCACCGACAGCACGTTGTCCTGCGTCCGAATCGTGGCCCCCGCTGCCGTCTTGTACACGAACTTCATGTTCGCGCCCGCCGCCAGATACGCCACAAATCTTCCCGCGCTGTCCGCAACAATCGGGTTGGCATTCGCCACAGATAGGGCTGAGGTGGTGTATGTCGCCGCAGCCGTGGTCGTCCCAGCGGTGTAGGTGTAGATCAGCGCAGCCGGAGACGCAACCCCGGTGTCGTCCAGGACGGTCTGAAAGGGCGTGGGAGTGAGTGTGCCTGCCATGTTAGTTTCCTACGTCAAGACCCGTAACAGTGATTCGTCCGCGTGGAGATTTAGTAGCAGCACTCAATAGCGATTTGTCTGCTTCATTCATACCACTCGCAAACCATTTTCCTTGAACATGCGATGGCGAAAACTGATTTGACGTTGTTGGCGCTGCACCAGTAAGGCCTTTATACAACGCTGAGTATTCAGACCGGAGGTTATCAGTTTCAGGGGTATGGATAGGTTTATCAGCCAATTCTTGGGCAATAACAATCAACTCCAAAGACGGCCTGTTCTTTAGTTGATCCCTAATTTCATTTGGCGTCAGTGTAGACGGCATACTTCTTCGAGCTAGTTCATCAGCCTGTTCTTTCAGCTTTTCAAGCACGTTGTCAGGCGTCACTTTGTCGGACGTTTTTGGTGTCGGCGTAGAACCTTTCGGTTTAGCCATAGGGCTTGATGCTGGCAAATCTTGCTGAGGCACCAATTCGTCAGCAGGCGCAGGCTCCCTAAACGCCTCCGTCACACGTTGACGCTTACCACTGGCATCCTGCGTCGATGACGAGCGCGTTGCACGAATACCACTTGGTTCCAGTCCCTGCATCTGCGCATTTTGTTCAGCAAGCCGTTCAGCCATCGTTGCAGACTGGGTCTCAAAGATTTGATCAATCTTGCCTTGCAGTGCGGCGCGGACATCAAGGTCCAGACTGTCAGCCAACTCAAGATGATAGTCTGCCATTTGCCGTGCTGCATTTAGCGCATCAGGCGTCTGGGCCTTGAGCATGGACTCAACATTCGACAAATGTGTCTGCTTCAACTGTGCCGCCGTATGCGCCGCTGTTATCTCAGCCTTACGCGCATTCCTTACTGCGGCATCGCTCAACACATTGCTCCGAGTGCGCGTTTCTCTCTCTAACGTAAGATTTTGTTGAGTCGCCCGAATCGCATTGGCCCTAGTAAAGTTTTCTTTTCGGATTAGCTCTGTCTTGCCTTCTCTAGACGCACGAAGCGCGTCTTGGAGTTGAGCCTCTAAAACTTTTTCTGCGGCTTTTTCTGCGGCAAGATTTGCGGCAAACTCGCGAGACTCTAATAGGTCTCCAGCTTTTTGCGACCGTCTCACGGCAGCTTGCTCAGCATCTGTACCAGCCTGCAATACGTCTCGTTCAAGACGGTTCTTATGCGCCTGGTCAAGCTTGAACAAAGCACCTTGCTGTTTTGCTGAGATAGTCTTCTCTGTTAGGGCACGTTCTTCGGCCAACAATTTGTCATTTCTTGCATTCTTTTCTGCAAGTAGTTTGGCCGTATAGTCTCGTGACTCTTGAAGAAGTCTGGCTGCTTCGGCTTCTTTGGCAGCAAGACGAGCAGGTTCAGCCGCTTTCTTTGCTGCTTTCATTTTCAGACCTTCACTTCTTGTTCTGAGCCATTCCTGAATGTACGGTTTTGCTCCCGCTGCTGCAAACGCACCTGACCCAGCATTGAATGCCGCAAGTGGGCTTGCCCCTAAAGCCAACGACGTTCCACCAACAGCCACACCAGCCGTCAAAGGATGACCTGATACTTTCGGATGTGCAAAACTGGCAGTGGCAGCAGCGGCAGGAATACTTACTAACTTTCTCGCCAACTCGCGCTGGTCTGGCGTGAGGCCTGCGACATCAGCACCCACATCCGCAGCTTTTTCTCCAACTGTTGCACCACCAAGCCCCAGCAATGTGCCAAGAATGGCTCTCTCTGGTCTGTTTGTAAAAACTTTGCGAATAGCTTTTGCCCCTCCGACTGTTGCAATGTCTAACGCTGCGTCAATACCTTGAGCCGTTGCGGTGTACGGTTTATCTGCTTGAAGACTCGCTATCGCTTCTTGAGTGCTACGACTACCCGGAATCAAATTACTTGCACCCTGCGCGGCACCTTGGGCAGCACCTTTCAGTGTGGCAAAACGCACATTAGGATCGCCATCACGCAAGTTGCGGTAAATGTCAGCAATCGCGCCGGGAATTTGTCCACCACGCTGTAGAACTTCACGAATACCCTGCCCGCCTGCGTACCCAAGATATCTCCCACCAGGCTCTCCTGAAAGTGCCGTTGCAAGTGCGGCTGGAGCAAACTCAGCAACGGTATCTTTCGCAGACAGCGCAACGTCTCCCCATGACCGTTCAGGAGTCTTTGGAGGTGTCACAAGCTTGGAGTCTAGATCTATCTTTGCCAGCTCAGCATCTAGCAAATTATCGAACTGAACCTTAGACAATCCATCTGGGGCTGTCTCAATCACACGTTGACGAACGGCATCAAATGTTTTTTTGTCAACGGGCATTGGATTTCGCCTCTTGTCTTGCGAGATAAGCTGCATACGAATCATTGCCACCAGCTTTAGGCGTGGCGTTATTTAAACGTGGATTTACTCCATACACGGATAAGGCATCAACGAACTCACCTCTCCTGTCTCTCAACATTTGAACGGAAACATCTGGGTCAATGTCAATGTTTCCAGTAAAAGCATCGACAAGATCTAACTCTGTTTTAGTGAGAGCTTTGCCGCCTGACTCAAACGACGAGTTTGCTCTCACTGCACTAATAAAATCTCTCAATGTTTGTTGGTTTTTAGTGCCTATGCCAAGCGTTTTGCTCAAAGCTGACTGAAAATAACCCCTGCCAAAAGAACCAACGCCTTTTTTCGCATCTGCCCATACATCGGGGTCATCAGCCATTGCCAAAATTTTGTCAATGCTTCCCAACATTTTTTGAAGCCCATTAACGCGACTTTGCTCCTCAGGCAACAATTTCGGCTTAGCACTTGCAGCTACCGATCTGGGAAGGAAAGAAGGCCGTCCAGTTGAATCTGTTACCTGTACAAGAGGCTGAACCATAGCTATGGCTCTAGCGTTAACGCCATCAGGATCTTTGTTAGCCGCAACGCCTAGCGCCAATTCCAGCAAACTTGGGTCGTCAATAAGTTGCGGGTTCAGACTCGTGATGTCTTGACCATTCACAAAATATTGCCCACCTTTGCCTTGGCCTGGGACGTATTCAGCCGTACGGTCCGTTGTCGTGCCATCAGGCCATGTTATCCGCACAAGCTTTGAAGTGCTTTGTGGAAAAGCACTTTTCGGTGATGGCCCTTCATCTACTACTTCGTTTGTTTGAAGAACTCTAGATGTCTGACCAACTCCAGTGGTAACGATTGTTGGCTTTTCTCCGCTCAATCCCAGCAAGAATTTAGATGTTGCTACAGCTTGCTGTGGCACTGGCAAGGCAGCAATAGAGTCAAGCTGCTGGCGAGCGCTCTGGAGATCCTTGTAAGACAGCACTCCATTGTTCTGATATTTCTGAAGAAGCTGTTGCGCCGCACCCAATCGTGCGTCGGGTGAAAGCTGCAAAATATCTGACGAATTCTTCCGCATAATCGACATGGCTTTTTCGTGATGTTCTTCCATGTCGGCATTCGACGTACGCATCATTTGCGTATATTTGAATGCCAGCTCCGGCGGCACGTTGTTTTTCGCAAAGTTCTTACTAGCGGCGTCGATGTCCCACGTATCAAGATTCTTGACGCCGCTCTCAGCCAATACCCTGTAAGGGTTGGTCCGTGCAATCGTTGGGAATCCTTGACGGCTCGGAAGAGTTCCAGCAATAGCGGCTGCTCCGGGAACCTCTGTCCGCACAAACTTTCCATCTGCGCCAACTTTAAAATTGCCAGGGCTATCAAGCGACAATTCAGACCGAGTCAGTTCGGCTGGGACTGCTTTATTCCCAGGAAAATTTCGATAGGCAAGTCCCTGAGTCGTTTGAGTTTCTGCCTTCCCCATGTCATTGAAAATAGCTTTAGCTTTTTCAGCTGCTCGTCGGTCTTGCGCTTCAGGGCTGTTGTAATCCGTGATGGTCTTTGACGCAATGTTTCCCAACCCTTGGATAGCATTGCCCCACGCCTGCCCCTGCTGCTCTGCCGCCCGTGCCTGAATCTCGCCAATGCGAAGCAACGCCTCTGCTTTGGCCTGATCGCCCTTGCCCATCAACTCACTAATGGAGCCGATGTAGGGGTTGATAAACGGTTTGTATTCAAATGCCATGGCTTAAGCCGGGGGCGCAGTCTGAAGGAGTTCATTGAAGCGGTCTGCACCAGTCTGACGCCACTGGTTATAGGACTGCACCCAGCTGTTGAACTGGTTGTTGTAGTCCTGCTGCGCCGCATTTGCGTTCATCGTGTAGTTCATCTGGTTGGCGTTCGCGTTGGTGCCGTAGGCCGTCTGGGCATTCGCCTCGTTGGTGTTATACGCACCCTGCCGCGCTGCCTCGTTCGTGCCGTAGGCATTCGACCGGCCCAGTTCGTTCGCGCCATACGCCTGGAACGCATTGTTGGCGTTGGTGCCAAACGCATTCGCCCGGTTCTGCTCGTTCATGTTGTAGGCGTTGGCCGCATTGCCGTAGTTCGCCGCATATGTGTTGTAGCGGTTCTGCTCGTTCGTGTTGTAGTTCGTCAGGTTCCGGTTGTAGATGTTGCCGTATTCCTGACTGGCCGCGTTCTGCCCGTAGTCCAGAATGTCTCGCAGGTTGCCGCCCGTGTTGGTGACCCCCTTGGCCGCACCAGACCGCTCCAGCGCCTGCTGGCCCTGATTCAGACGGAACTGATAGCTCGGGTCTTGCTGCATGTCCGCAGCCGTAGGCGAGGCAAACGGCGTGGCCTGCTGATACTCAGGACGACCGAACGCTGTTGGCGCCTGATAGTAGGGCGACGTGTACGTATTCGCCTGATACGGGGTCGAAGGCTGATACGGCGCTGACGGGGTGTACGTCGGCTGCGAATACGGCTGAACCGCAGGCGTGGTCGGTGCGCCGTAGTTAAACGGTCCGTTTACACCTTCAAGATACGTCGCCATTACACACCACCTGTCGGGGGCGCAAGCGAGGTTGCGCCACGTTGGTTCCAGTCGTTGTACGCCTTCAACCAGTTGTTCATCTGGCCGTTAAAGTCTTGCTGCCCCAGCATGGCATCGCGCTGGTTGTTTGCCGCATCCTGTGCGCCAAACCGATAGGCGCGGCGACGGTCTGCCGTACTCGGCATCCCCGTTGAAGTATCCATCGACGATTGTACGCTCGGCCCACGGGCCAACTGGTCCCGTGTGCCTGCCCACGGCGCTTGTGCGAATCCTGTGCCTTGCAACGACCGGTCATAGACATCGTTCGTATAGCCAAACTGACGGGCTGCGGTATACGGATTCTGCGCGGCGTCGGGGGTCTGCGCGGCATACGGATTTTGCGGCGTTACCATGTTTGCCATTGTCGTTGTAGCAGGGATCGCGGCTGACACAGGCGCGGCCTGCATGGGAGGCGCAGTCGTCGTAGCGCGTGCGCTATACGGAGTCGTGGGTGGACGAACCGATGAAGTCGCCGCCGTGTTTGTTGGCGCAGAAGGCGTAATAGCCCCAATCGTGCTAACAGGCGGGGGCGGTCCCGTATACGCACCGTTAAACATGCCAGCCATCTTTGTCTGCAACGCATTGCGTTGTGCGGCTGTTATGCCGGACGCATCCATCTGCGTTTGCAGACGAGCCATCTCTGCGGTGTATGCTGCTGACGGGGCTTTCCCACTTAGACGGGCCGGGTCAAGGTCGTTCCAGTTCGTGTCGTAGTTGCCCGCAACAGACCGGTCACCACCAGACTGCGCCCGAGCCGTAGCCTTTGTAATGGCTTCGGCAATGAAATCAGCAGGATTACGACCCGCATTTCCAGCGTAGCTTACCTGTCGAATAACACCGTCAAGGGCACCTGAATCAAATGGCACTCCAGCAGGCCATTTTGCACGCAGTTCTCTTTCCCACGACTCTTTGTTGTCTGCAATGTGCTGATCGCGTGGGTTCTCACTCTTTGGCGCGGAAGTATTCGCTACTTGTCTGTTGCCATACGCTTGCGCTTCAGGGCTTGTGTAAATGGCCTCAATCGCACCACCAAACCCTCTCGGATTGTTGAGATGCGCCTGAATAACCGCGTCACTCTCAGGCTCTCTCCCAAGCGCCTCTCGATACGCACGAATAATTGCATCACGCGTACTTGTGTTTGGCGCAGGCGCGGGTGTGTCTGCGGCAGGCGTCGAATCTTCGTTGTCGTCGTAGGGATCGCCGTTCACGTCATACTGTATTGCCATTAATGACTCCGTGAAATCACAGACGCTGCGTTACGCGTTGTTCGGCGGAACATAGCCCGGCAGATACTCGGCTTCTTCCGGCGTGTACACACCGGCCGTCACACGCTCAAGCGGGTCAATCGCCGCAAACGTCGCGGGCGTCCACGAGGGACCCTTTAGCATTGCCCGAATGTTGCTGAGGTCATTAGCCAAGGCACCGTATCGTGCGTTTGTATCGCCTCTAGTGACGTTGAATTCACCGCGCTTGTTTGCCGCGTTTGCGTTAAACACCCCGGCGTTGAGCTGATTACCAAAGTTGAACTGAGAAGCCTCATTGCGGTTGTTAACTAACCCTAAGCCAAAGTTTCCCTTACGGGCAATCTCGCTGTCAGCCCGCAAGTAATCTGCCTGCTTTGTCTGGAAATCCAGTTGTTTCTTAATAGACTCAGCTTGAATTTCTGCCGCTGAAGTCTGTGCATCCGTTTGCTTTTTAGCTGCTTTGCCTGATGCGCTGGTCTGTAGCTTTGTGCCAGCCAAAAGCGCACCGCCACCAATGATTGACGCCGTAATTGCTGAAGCTATGGCCATATCAATTCGCTTTCTCTGTCGTGCCAAACACGACCTGCACAAGCCGCGCAGACGGCCCCGTGCCGTAATTATCGTAAATGGACCGTGAATGAAAATACCGCGCAGGGAAAATCACAGCACGGTTGAACTGAGCCTCAACGTGGTGCCAAAGTTCCCATTGCGCGGAGTCACGCCACGCTGCCTGTTCAGATGGAGTGCTGTCTATTGAGACGCTCTCCACAGCGCCAGTCTCGCGATGCTTCCAAAAGCACGTCCCATCGTTAAGTTCCGGATC